ATGACAAAGAAAAAATCACACAAACCCGGTTCTGCCACTGTTGCCATGAACAAACGCGCCCGCCACGAATACTTCATCGAAGAGGAGTTCGAAGCGGGATTATCGTTGCAAGGATGGGAAGTTAAATCACTTCGTGCCGGCAAAGCCAACATCAGCGACAGCTATATTCTGTTGCGCGATGGCGAAGCGTTCCTGTTTGGTTCAACCTTTCAACCCTTAGCCGTTGCCTCTACCCATGTGGTGTGCGATCCCACGCGTAGCCGCAAGCTGCTGCTGAAGCAACGTGAGCTGGATTCACTGTATGGCCGCGTCAATCGCGAAGGTTATACCATCGTGGCGCTCTCGCTCTACTGGAAGAACGCCTGGTGTAAACTGAAGATTGGTGTTGCACGCGGTAAGAAAGAGCATGATAAACGTGACGATATCAAAGACCGCGAATGGCAACTGGATAAAGCACGTATCATGAAGAATTCAAAGCGTTAAGCGCTGGATTCTGACCTGCTTTTTTGCTAGTATTTGAAGTTCTGGGGCTGATTCTGGATTCGACGGGATTGTGAAGCCTTAGGAGCATGCCGAGGGGCGGTTTGCCTCGTAAAAAGCCGCAAAAAAATAGTCGCAAACGACGAAAACTACGCACTAGCAGCTTAATAACCTGCTTAGAGCCTTCTCTCCCTAGCTTCCGCTCTTAAGACGGGGATCAAGAGAAGTCAAACCCAAAAGAGATCGCGTGGATGCCTTGCCTGGGGTTGAAGCGTTAAATCCAATCAGGCTAGTCTGTTAGTGGCGTGTCTGTTCGCAGCTAACCGGCGAATGTAAAAACTGACTAAGCATGTAGTGCCGACGGTGTAGTAATTTCGGACGCGGGTTCAACTCCCGCCAGCTCCACCAAAAAAAGTTGGACAGTGGGAAGACACAGACTTGTAAGTCATAACGTTAACCACTGGGTCCGGGCAGGAACCAGCCTGAAACCGGACAAAGAAAGATACGCAAAGGAGCCCCGGCTCCGGCGCGACAGAAGGCCCGCGAAAGCGGGCTTTTTTGTATCTGTCATTCTTCATCAGATACTCCCGCCTGTGATAAATGCTTTTCCCTCCCGGTAAACAGAGAAGCGTGGTGACTCGCCCGCCGGCGGTTTGCAGTAGACCGATGATGAGCGATGTGAATTGCCGATGCGCATCATCAGTACGTGATGATTTTCGCGTCCGATAGCTGGCAGCCTGATGCCCTGCAGCCTGAACGTCATACCCGGCAGCTTTCCTTTGTTGCCTGTATCAGCTCTGTAGAGTTCTTCGAAATGATCTCCGCTCTTAAGCTGAAGACTGAACTGCTGCCTTGCCCTGCGGCATTCAGCAGTGACGGTCAGGTTGGTATCAAGGACACGCTCAAATGTTTCGCCGGCAATATAAAAAATCACGTGCAGGCCTCCCCGGTCTGACCAGCTGAACGCGCCTCTGGGTAAATTTATCCCGCCTGACTGAACGTTGTATATGTCTCCGGTGATTTGCCGGGCATCCAGCTGTCCGTGGATTATGCAGTTGTCCTTTATGACGACATTTTCCAGTACACCGTTGACCGCATGGATTGTCCCGCTGATGTCCGCTTTTTTTGCCGTCAGTGTGCCATCCGGCGTCAGTTTGAATGCGGGCGGATCGCCACTGCTGGTGAGGCTGACCGCCTGCAGTTTTTTGATAAGGGCTTCACGGAAGAATATCTGATCGTTTTCGATAACCAGCGCAGGGGTGCTGTTTCCGCTGGCCGGATTAACAAATGCCACGCGATCGGCCGCCATCAGGATCTGACTCTGTATACCCTCCGGCGTTTCCTCTGTCCCCATACCAAAACCGGCCATGCAGTACTGGCCGTTTTTCATCTGCTCAAGCCTGACAGACCACCGCGTATTGAGGCGTCCCTCCGTGTCTTTCCAGCTCTTCTGAATTTCTTCGATTTTCGCTGCCCCCTCACGGAGCTGCTCCATCTTATTGAGCAACTCCCCGCCCAGATGGGTGTCGCTGATTTTTCCTTTATAAAACGCCAGATAGTCTTCCGCTTTTTCACTCGGGCTGGCCTGCTTTTCTGTAAAAGCGGATTTACCCAGCGCGTTAACGCTGCGGATATAGAAGTAGTGAGCCTTGCCCGGCCTGAGGCCGTCTTTTATCCAGCAGGTCCCTTCCCCCAGATACCTTGCCTGCGTTTCTGCCAGCTGCGGGTCCGCAAGCTGTGCACTGGCGAACCAGAATTCATACCGTGTGGCAGCGTCATAAATCGTCTGATGCGGCACCAGCGTGACCTGGAAATAGCCGGGCGTCACGTCAACGGAAACGGGTGCCTCAGGCGCTGCAACAGTGATATCCACCGAGACCGGTTTGCTTTTCAGCCCGGCTTCATTAATGGACCTGACGGTCAGCGTATAGTGACCGGCTTCAGGCAGCACAAAGGCATATTCAGGCCGGTCCACGGTGTCGCTGACAATCAGGGAGCCAGTGCCGTCATCACCCCGTGTTACCCGGACTTCAGACCGCGCGCTGATGAGGGTGCGCAGAATTTCCCAGCGGGCCTGGGCGTGAATGTGTCCGGATGCCATGCTGACGCTGACACGAAGATGCCGGACAGCCGGCGGTAACACGGCGTGCCCGCTGGCCGGTGATTCAGAAAAGCGCCTGCCTTCATCCACCCTTGCCTGTTTCTCCGGGCAGTGCTGCAGCGCGGTGATTGCATAGCCGCCGTTTTCGCTTTCCCGTATGGCCACGCAGCGAAACAGTCGCTGCCGCCGCCCCGGCAGTTTCAGTCCCCAGATACTGAGCGGTGCCACGCCCTCAGGAAGCACATCCACCTCTACACAGTCGGGCTCGGGGTGTCCGGTCACGCTGGCGGTAAAGGGCTGACCGGAGCTGCTGATGAGATTCAGTGTGGCTCCCCCCTCTGCCGGAAGGGTCACGGGCCGGTCAAGCCTGAGCATTTTCCTCTCCGGCTCCGTGGCAAGAATGCGGCCACCGGTTGCCGTCCCGGCATAATCGTTATCGCAGATTTCAAGGATGTCGCCGGGGACATGACGCAGCCCTTCTGCACCCACACAGAAATCAACGGTCTGGGTTTCCAGAAGCTCGGTCTCAATAATCCATAAGCCGGTACGGTGTGCCTGACCGCGGCTGGTACAGCCAAATGCATCGACTTTGAGCAGGTTGCGCCCGTAGCGTTTTATTGCATCGCGGTCTTCCACCAGCTCAACCGAAGGCTGCCAGTTATTGTGTGGATCGATGAAGCGGACCTCGACCGCGTTGTGGCGGTCTTTTAATGCACTGAAGCTGTAGTGGAACTGGCCACCGGCCACGCTGGCATTGGTGTAAGTCCAGACGACATCAGAAGGCGCATCCTGAATAAACGTCAGGCGCTGACCGTTCCAGACGGGCATGCAGCGCATCAGGCTACAGAAATCCCTGATGACATCAAATGTCTTCCGCTGCTGCGTCAGCCACGCATTGCAACGGATGCGCGGCTCCTGGCCGCCATAACCGTCACTGACGCTTTCATCACAGTATCGGGCAATGTTATAGAGGGCCCACTTATCGACATCCGCAATCCCCACCCGCTTACCCAGACCATAACGCGGATGCGACAGCAGGTCATACAGACACCAGGCCGGGTTGTCCGTCCACGCCTCTTTAAACTCCCCGTTCCAGCGCGGGCCGACATAACGGCGCGTCACCGGATCATAATTCGCAGGCACCTTAACCAGACGACCCCGCATCTGATAATTACGCTGTGCCCGCTGGTTGCCTGATTTCTCTGAGTCAATTTTCAGGCCGATGACGGCCGTATAGGGGTAATGCTGCCGGACATCGGTGATTTCTGTATAAGAAGACCAGAAGGTCTTATTGTGCAGACGATTATCCGTACTGTCCGGCGTGACGCGCTTTACGCGGACATCAAAGGGCGGAGGTGGCAGATTGTCGAGGATCACAGAGAACGCAAACGGTTCATGGGTGCACCCTTTCACGGTGATGTCTTTCTCTGTCTGCCAACCTGCCGGTTGCCGCACAAGAACCTGCAGGGTGACTGACGCATCCCGCGTTTCCCCTTTTTTATTGACCGAGAAAAGCTGGCGAACGCCCAGCGTCAGACGGAGCCGGTTCGTTTCTTTTCCGTTCACCGTGCGGGTGACGGCATACTGCGCGGTCAGGTCAGCATTAATCAGCTTTTCCCTGGCTGATGCCTCAAACCCGCTAAGCGTCGGCTGGTCAGCGGTTCCGGCACGAAAGTCCATGCTGACACCGTGCACGTTAACCTGTCCGTCCGGCCCCAGCACGGGAGTGCCGTTAACCAGCACACTTTTCAGCCCATGGCTAAGGCCGGCAATCGGGCCTTCGCTGATCACGTCAATCACGCTCAGGATCTGGGAAGAACGAAGGTTGTCGGGTTTGTCGTGCGGCGTATGCGCGTGATGATGGAAAATGCTCATGACTTTATCCTGCAGGAAATGAACCGGGACTCTGCTCCTCTTTGTGTCTTTCTATTAATGGCCAATAACAACTGTCTTCCCCTCGCCGCTCATGTCACGGCTGGCAATCTCCTGAGAAATGACGCGCGAACCTACACACATCTCCCCGTACAAAACCGGCACCGACGCCCCCTGAGCCGCCATGTTTTCTGTTCCTGAAAACCAGGTGCTTTTTTTATTCCGATCATCAGCGGCTGTCGGCCGTGGTGCCAGCAGCTGCACCGCACCGCCCAGCATCAGGCTGGCCCCCAGAGAAAATGCCGCCCCGCTCAGCGAAAGCGTTGTCGCGCCCACAGTCCAGGCGAAAGCATTCAGGCCCGGGATAAATGACGCTGCGATGAGCGCGGCACCCGCAAAAAGCTGAAGCAGCCCCCGCCGTGAAGCCCCCTGCAGACGGGGGACCAGATGAACAACGGCCCCGGCCGGGAGGTTTTCATGCAGGCGGGCATGCAGACTGTCAGCATTCAGATCGCTGCCGGCAATACGCACCTGATAAAGGCCTTCAGTAAACTGACGCCTGAACTCACCGGACTGCGTTACCAGCGCATGCAGCGCTTCTGCCGCCGTCATCACATGCAGTTCAATACGCCGGCCAAACCGGGCAAGGTTGCCATACAGGCACACCCGGACTGACCGGGCGGTTTCAGGAAAGGCAGTGGTCATGTTCATCTTCAGTTCCGAAACAGTAAATTCTGCCGCCACAGACCAGCCACCAGCTGCACGCGCTGTGCGTCAGTCCGTGTCTGTCCGCCGGGCTCAGTTCGGGCGGTCCATCCGGATGACTGTGAACCAGCGCGATAATCGTGCCGGCGGCAGACGCTTTCAGGTAATCCTCAGGAGTAAGGGAGAAGTGACGGCGCGGCTCAGGGGACGCGTTAATACAGGGCAGATACTGATGACCGTCCCGTGTCAGGATGACCAGGCCACAGCACTCCTGCGGGTGACAGGCCCGGGCATGAGACAGGATGGCTTTTGTCAGGCGTTCGCGTGTCGCGGTGCTGAATGCGTACGTCATCATGCAGAACAGGTGTCAATCGACAGGAATCCGCCGAAGCGCCCGATGTTATCTCTGCGCCGGCAACCGGCCGCACAGTTGCCGCAGTGATCCTGAGCAAGATCTGTGACCGGCTGGCCGTTGCTGTCTGTGACAGACGGCCCGGCATAACCGCACTCTTCGGAGCGGTACTCCCACGGGCAAAGGTCAGCCAGCATGATGCGCCCGGGGCACACCAGCCCGTCGGTTTCCGTCGGCACGGCCAGAATAAACCGGGCCGTCAGAGAGGTGAGCTCTGCCAGCTGCTCGATCACATATCGGCTGACCACTTCCTGCTGCGGATCGGCCCAGGGATTACCGTGCCTGAAATTCTCAGCATCCAGAAAGCGCACGCAGACCGTATGGCGTATTACTGCTGCGCCTGCCAGACTCTGGTGCGCTTCAGCCAGGCCGGTCACAACGCCATAGAGATTAGAAACCACGAGCGACGGGCGCATGGCTGCTCCTCTGCCGCTCATACCGCACTCTTCCACCCTGACGGGATAAGGCCGGTATCGCCGCTTCTGCCAGATTACGGCTTTTCCGCACTCGTTCTGCTCATTACAGAAGAAATAGCGTTTACCACCTGTTGCCGTCAGATCGGCTTCCCACAGATCAATACGTGCAGACGGTTCTGTCCGGATCAGTTCGCTCAGCGTCCGGGAGGGAATAATGTTCATTCTGGTGTTCTCAGGCGGGGATCTGTTCAAATTCCCCGTTAATTTCTGTACGCCGCACCAGCTTTACGGTGGACCAGCGCCGGCAGATAAAAACGGCAGGCGCTGTCTGGCCCGGCGGCAGCCACATAAAAGCTCTGATGCCGCAGTGCCGCATGAGAAAGTCGTCCACTTCCTGCATGGTGGCATGGGGTCCTGACAGCATAATGGCGTAGCGGCTTTGCAGAACATTCAGACCATCCGCACGCCGCTGCTCATACCCGTCACCAAACCGGATTGTCTGTACACGCGGTTCACGCTCCGCCCGCATGCCAGGTCTGACTTTCCAGCTAAACGTTTCCATCAGCCACACCCTCCGCTCATCATGCCGCCGTCGCGCTGTTGCTGCAGGAAGAAATCCTTCGCGCCCTGTCGCCCCAGTTCGTACATCATTCTGGCGGCCTCCGGCCCGAGCTGACCGTTGCGACCGTCATTGTGAATGGTCACATTAAAGGTGGGTGCGTATTTCATGCCGGGACCCGTCATTCTGGCCACCACGCCAAGCTTCCCGTCGGCACCGCGGCGCAGCGGGAAAATCCCTTCCGGCCCGGCCTCCCCCATGACACCGGCACCATGGGCAAACGCAAACAGCGTCGGTGTCCGCACCACGCTTCCGCTGAAGGCACGAAGTCCCTGAGAATGAAATACGCCGCCCTGTGCAAAAAATGACAGCGCATGCTGCTTAAGCAACCCGGAGAAAAAATCCACGCCCCTGACCAGCGTCATTTTCACCAGGATCTGGGTGAGCATGCTCAGAACCGTCCGGGTAAAGTCGCGGAACCCTGCCTTACCGTCCGTCAGCAGCATGCTCAGCTGCGAGTTTAACCCCTCAAGCGCTCTGGAAGATGCCTGCTTTATCTGGCTGTTGGCATCAAGGGCCGCATCACGGTAATCGGCCCACGCGCTTTTTGCGCCAGCCAGCCAGTCGGCCCGCAGCCTTTCCTCCGCCAGCCAGACGTTACGCTGCGCCTTTAACACCCGGGCAAGCACGTCCGGCGCGGCTGAATACGTGCTACCGAGCCGGGCAATACCGGCTTGCTGCTGCACCTCCCGTGCAGACAGGCCGCGCGAAAGTGCAGCTATTTCCGCCTGCCGGGCGCGCTGCTGCTCCGTAAATTTCGCAGCCTGCGCCTGAAGCTGGCAGATCCGCTCCTGAACCGCGACCTCATCCCCCAGTACGGCCAGCTTTTCCTGCTGAAGCAGGATGCTGGCTTTACCGGAAAGCAGCGACTTTTCCTCCCGGCTCAGCTGACGTTTTTGCGCGGCTTCCTCAAGGACATGGAATTTCGCCCGGGCTGCCCAGAGCGCCTTACGCTGCTGGCTGACAATGCGGCCGGCTTCCTGATGCATTTTCAGCGCACGAAGCCTGGCCTGCAGTGTCAGAAGGTCGGCCTGTGCCTTCTCAGCTGCGAGCGCTGCAGCGGGAGGCTGCAGTGGTATCCGGCTTTTACGGCGGCCTGCAGCCAGAGCGTCGTAGTGCCGGTTTTCACGCCGTATTGCTTCGTCTTTAACCTCACGGGATGCCCATGAGTACCGGATAGCCGACAGCGCGCGCTGATGCTTTTCCTCTGCCGTTTCATACTGTTTTTTCAGCGCCTGGTCGGCGTCGAAACGGCGTTTCTTACGGATTTCCTCATCCTGCTCCGCTTTATCGCGGGCGGCCTTCAGGTCCTGCCGGAACTTCTGCTCTTCCAGCCGGGAAAGCGCATCCCTGTCCTGCTGCGTCACCGGCACCCAGGCTTTGCCCAGCGCCCTCCCGCCAGCGTGTATTTTATCTTTCAGGGCGGCAATCCGATCTTCCAGTGACCGTTCCCGCCCGATATTCAGCATGGCATCCCAGGCACCGGCAGCCGTTTCCCCCAGCCATTTCCAGGTTTTTTCCAGGGTTCCCAGCTGCTGCGATACGTCATCGCTGCGAAGACGCATTGTTTCAGCGTACCGATCCATGGCCAGCGCTGCCCCATCCGCTTCACGCCCCTGTTCAGCCAGACGGGTGATGTTTTCCAGCTCGGCTTCCGTCAGGAAGTGCAGGGATTTATCGAGCTCGCGAACAGCCTCGACCGGCGCATCCTGAAGCCGTGCAAACTGCCGGATAGTCTCGTCAACGGCCTGCCCGGTTGTGGCTTTAAGCCTGGCCGCAACATCAGCGACCTGTCTGACGTGCTGGTCGCTGAACAAACCCGAGCCGGTCACCTCCGCCAGTACACCTGCGGCTTCATGCTGCGTGATACCACTCCCCTTCAGAGATCGGCTCATCGCCTGCAGCGCTGAGGTTGTGCGGGCGGCATAGTGACCGGTCAGGATCAGGGCCTTATTGAACGTTTCCGCTTCCTGGCTGCCCTGATACCATGCCCTGCCCAGTCCCCAGACGGCGGCGGCAACGCTCCCTACCACTCCCGCCACACTCAGACCGCGGAGGGTCATCAGCTTCTCTATCCACCCGGCGTTATTCGCAAGCGTTATGCCGGAGCCGCGAAGCGCGCCAAAATTACCCCGGGCCACTTCGCCGAGCAGCACCCCGAGTTCGCGCCGCGCCGCCGCGCTTTCCAGTCCCAGCGAATGCGTCTTCTGTCGCGCCGACTCCAGCTTACGGATATAGATTTCAGCCGCATCGCTCAGCCCCAGTTGTGCGGCGCGCGTTCTCAGGATCTCTTCACGTGACAGTCGCTGCGTGGCCAGCTGCGTTTTGAGCTGGCTGAGAAAGCGGGCTTTTGCCTGTGTGGCCTGCGCTTCTGCACGTGATACGGCATAAACCTGCTTCGCGGCGCATCCGGCCTGCTGACCGGCGCTTTTCAGCTGGCGCTCCACCCGGCCCATCTGCTCGTGAAAACGGGTGGTTTCAGCGCCCAGATTTACGACGAGATCAGCGATCTGCCGGGACATGGCGCTCTCCTCCCATGGACTCTGCCACGGTCATCAGCATCTCATCGGTCATGACGTTATCTGTACCAGAGCGGGCGAGCAGACTGAAGTCTTCTGCATTCAGCCCGCACTCTCCCGCCACAAGCGACACCATCGTACTGCTGAGCGCAGCAAATTCAGCATCCAGCAGGCGATGACTGAAGGGCGTATGGGTAAAATAGCGCTGCCAGTCCGCCAGTTCAGAGGATGTCATCTCGCTCAGCATCCGATGCCAGTCAGGGCGGCAGAACTCATGTGCCAGACACATGATAAATTTCAGCTCCCGTTTGTCTGCTTTACCGCCGTATCCTCCACGGCAGCGGCTACTTCTTCCGACTTTTGGTCCCCCTGCAGATCGCTGAGTGCCATGACTTTTTCGGCAGCCATACTCAGCGCTTTTTCAGGCCAGTCGGCCAGGATCTGCTGATAAATTTCGTTAACGTCAGCCTCACGATGACAGTTCCAGAGCGCACGGGAGACAAGCCAGGCATTTGACTCCGTATTCAGCCTGACCAGTGCCGCCCCCCGCGCCGCATCGGTAACCGTTTCATCGTCAGCAGCAGAGGTGGTAATAAAAGCAAAGAACTCTGCGCGCTGCAGTGCCGTCAGTTCAGACAGTTCCCTTTGCTCAGACCCGTAATGGAACACCGTTTTTTCCAGAAACATCAGTTTTTTTCTCCTTCAGGGTGATGGCCGGGAACACTGCCGGGTACCGGTGACAGCTGTATTTCCTCCGCCAGAACCGGCCGGCCGCTGTTTGTCACCTTGATGGTGCGCGTAATGACTTCTTTTGCCGGAATGGTTTTGCCCAGGCTGCTGACCCAGCCCCGGAACAGATCCACGGTGCCGTTCGGATAGCGGATTTTGTAATAACGAACCTCCCCGCTGTGAAACCAGCTCAGTAAATCCTTCTGCCCCTGTTCACCGGGTTTCCATGCAAGCGTAATGCTGGCTTCGCCTGCCGATTTCTCGCCCTGCGCCGTGGCTTTCCAGTCGGCATCCGGATCGTCCAGCCACGTGTCGTCGTAACTCTCCGCGCTGATTTCGCCAGGCTGCAGCTCGCGGATCTGGGCCAGCCGTGTCCAGCCGCTATCGTCCAGCGGTTTTGCCGTCGCATCACCGCTGCCGGTGTAAATCAGTAAGGTGGTGCCCGCGCCTTTAACTGACGCAAGGGGATTGGGTGTAGGCATACAGACTCCTTACATCTGATAGGTAATGAGGTAAGTCAGATCGGCTGACCCCCAGTTCGCCATTTCATTATCCCGCTGCCAGTCGTAGCCCAGAGGCGTCAGGGTCTCGATGACGGATGAGAGTTCCGGCATGTTGCTGATCGCAGGCAGGATATGGCTGTCCATCAGCTCATCGAGCGCCGTATCGGGATGCGAGGCACTGAGGAATACTTCGATGTGAAGCGTTGCCTGCCAGTTTTCCGCATCCAGATAGCTCCCGCTGAAGCGGGCGTCGGACAGATAAACAGCCACGGCGGGAAGTTCTTTTTCATCAATAAAAACGGGGCGACCATCGTGAAAGGCCGCCCCGCGTATATGGGACTTAAGCGCAGTGATCAGCGTGCGCCTGATTTCAGCGTGTTTTTTCATAGCACTCTTTTCTTCAGATACAGCCTCAGCTGCTGTTTTAGTGCAGCCGCCAGTTCACGGGGCATGTCCGCCTCCGTCAGCTGACGGCTCTCTTCCTGATAACTTCGCGTCAGCGGTCCAGACAGCGGGATCTTCACGACCTGCACGGGATAGCGTCCGCGTCCGGTCCGCTGCAGCACATGCCAGCGACCGTTAGCCAGTTGCTGTATAAAGGCATGCCGGAAGGTAAAACGACCGATTTTCAGGACGCTGCCCTGCCGGGCGGACACGCTTTTGCGCCGCGACAGCTGCAGGCGGGCCGTGCCCAGATTTATCGCCGGCAAATCCCCGCGATTAACGAGCAGCCGCGCAGCCGGATTACGATGACCAGAGGTGGCCAGACGTAACCGGACGCGCTGTCTGACCAGTTTCTGTGGAACGCCGGTCTCCTTTGCCACACGGCGTGTGCTGCGCGTAATAACACGGCGTGCCATCCGGTTCACCGCCTGCGCCACGGCTTTAGGAACCAGCTGACGATCAAGGTTATGCAGATTACTCAGCGCCTGCTTCAGACCCTGCACTCTTCTCCTCCTCAAGCCAGATTTGCGGCTTGCCGTTGTAAGACTGCCAGCGGGTGATCCGCCAGTGCTTCCCCTGCCACTCCACCCGGTCATGTCGCTCCGGCTGATACGACCGGTCAAAGACAATTAACGACATGCCCTCACCGGACAATGGTCCCATGTCAGCCGTGAAGGCGTGTTCAGCCGCACATATCATCCGGCCATTGATTATCACGGGCTGACCAAACCGGTGTGCAGACACACGGTCCATTCTGTCAGCCAGCCGGCAAAATGGCTTATCCAGAGAGTTTTACGGCCACGACGGCCGCCCCGCCTTCCGCGTTTCCCCAGGCGGTACCGAGTGGTACAGCCGCCGCCTGGTTATCTTCAACAACGTGATTGTCGTACATATATACGCGCTTTCCAGCCTGGATGGTCTCACCCGTTTTTTTCGGTAAGGTGAATACACCTTCAGCCAGGCCGGTGCCGGCGCAACCTTTTGGCGTATCCGTTACGGCAATGACGATACGGTCCCCCACACGCACCATATCGCCACTCTTATAATCTCCGTTTGCAATGAACGTCAGCGTTTTGCCATCCTGCAGATAATTTTTTGCCACCGTTATTCTCCTCCCGGTCCGCGCTGACCGGCTTTCAGGCATAAAAAAAGCCCTTTCGGGCATTCAGAACTTTTAAGACATATCAGGCGACACACTGCACCAGACCGCGATGGTCTACCGGTGCAACCCCGGCATCAATACGTACCTTGGTGGTGATGCCATCAGAAGAGAAGCCTTCCGTCTGGTCGATAAATGGCGTATCCACACCGTTGAGGTAAGCCACTTCAATGGTGTCCGAACCTTTTGCCGCTGCCAGGTAGAAGGTGCTCTGGCTGGCGTCATCCAGACGTGGCTCGGCAATTACCGTCGCGAAATTCTGCACGGGGTTGATGATGCCCGCGTTGATGTCGGCACCTTTAACAGATGCGGAGCGGATGACCTGGCTGGCAGTGGACTCCATGGCGGTCGGCACCAGAACAAAAGCCGGACGGATGTTGAGATGGCGTTCGCCTTCTTTCTGACGACGCATCATCTGACGGGCTTTGTCCAGAGACGCCACGTCCATACCCGCTTTTTCCAGCACGTTTGCATGGCGCGCCTTGTCAAACAGCGGCACGTTATCGGTGGAAAGAGTCGGGTTTGTGGTCAGAATGGCATAAACCAGATCCGCCACGGTGGCTTTTGCCGCGCGGCCGAGTTTCACAGGAACGTCGGTCAGCATACTCAGGTCGTCGTTGATAATTGCCTGGCGGGTGATGCTGAACAGTTCGCCGTAGGTGGCCAGGGCAATCGTTGCCTGCTTATCCGACGTGGTAACGTATTTGTATTCCGCCCCTTCGCGGACCTGACGTAGCGAAGGAAAACCACCCAGCCCCACACGGTGCGCGATTTTGAAATCGGACAGCTGTCCCTTTTTGGTCCATTCGCCAAACGTTTCAGGTGCCTCTTCCCAGCCCTGAAGAATGGATTTGTAGGACACATCCAGCATGATATTGCCAAAATCGGATGTGCTGTGCGTAAACGCCAGTCCGACGATCTGCACCTGATTATAACTGGCCACACCGAAGCCACGTTCGGTCAGCGACAGGCGCGCATGTTCGCGAAGCGTCATGGCATTGTAGGGGTTATCCGGCTGAAGAGGCTCGTAGCCGGCCCGCGCCATGATAGCCTGCCGGATGCCGTCACCGGTAAAATTACCGTTCCCGGCATAGATGTGCGTTGCGGCTGATTTGTTAGACGGCGTGCAGTCTTTGCCCATCTGAGTCAGCAGCTTCTCGCGTGCCAGCTCAAGCGTGCACGTCGGATCAGCGATGCACGCTGCCTGTAAAGCCGTGTATTTATCACCAAACATGCCGAACAGATCGTTGAGTGCCCGTGCGCGGACACGCTGCTCTTCCATGAACTGTTCACGCAAACCCGCTTCATTCATCACCACCTTAGGTACTGGTGGAGCAGGCTCATGCGTCAGGCTGTTCTGCGGCGGCGTCAGCATATTGCGAAGGTTTTCTGGCATTTTTTCGTACTCCTCGATACGTTTTGAATCAATGCGGGCCATTGCCTGAACGGCGGGCGCCAGCTGGTCAGCGAATCCCAGCGAGACACACTGGGTCCCATCCATCCAGGTTTCTTCCTTCAGCATCCCGGCAATAACCTCATGGGCCAGCCCTGTTTTGGCGGCATAAGCCGGGATGAGCACAGCCTCTGTTTTATCCAGCAGCTCAGCGAAATCACGCATGTCATCGGCGTCACCGCCCGCGACCGTCCAGGGTTTATGGATCATCATGAAACTGTTGGCCGGCATGATGACCGGATTACCGACCATGGCGATGACGGAGGCCATCGACGCGGCCACGCCGTCGACATGAACCGTAATGGCAGCAGGGTGATATTTAAGTGCGTTAAAAATGGCGATCCCTTCAAAAATGCTGCCACCCGGCGAGTTGATATGAAGGGTGATGTGTTTGATCTCGCCGAGTGCCTGAAGGTCGCTGATAAACTGTTTTGCTGGCACCCCCTGAAAACCGATTTCGTCATAGATATAAATTTCTGCCTCAGTTTCACCCCGCGCGGCCATCCAGAACCAGGATTCAGTCTTCTTCGCCTGTGTCGCCTGACGCTGGCTTATCTGCTTTGTTTTCTCGGTCACTGCTGACTCCTTTGTCGTTTGCCGGGTCAGTGTCGAACACCAGCCCCTCTTTTTGGTTTTCATCGACTTCCGCTTTGCGGCGACGTTTAACCTCATCAGGGTTTCGCCCGCATGCCCGGGCCCAGTCAGATTCGGTTGCGGCCCCGCCCCGTATCTGGATTTTCCACGCTGTCGCCTCCTTAACAGGATCGATCCAGGGCATGCCTGGCCCCGAGTAAATGGCGTCATAAAGTGTGGAAAGTTCGATACCGGCCGGTGGCTTAATCACGCCCGCCGCAAGCGCCTGCTTCAGCCATGCGCGATAAACCGGGCGGGTGACGGCAGCAATAAAACAGTCCTGCAGAATGAGATACCCGTCGGTAGACTCCACCAGCTCCTGCCGCTGTGCGCTGTACGTGCCGTTGTAATTCCGGGCAGTACTCGAAAAGCTCAGACGTGTGCCGGCAGCCACGGCCCGCAGCTGTCCGTTCCGGAATGACTCAAGGTTAGTGTTGGGGCGGTCTGACTTGATCATGCCAATCTCTTCGCCCTGGCGAAGATCGTCATACAGCATCCCTGGCTGGATAGTCAGTTCACGCTCACTGCTGTCACTCAGGCTTTCTGAATAGTCCTGCCCGTCGCCTTTTTTGATATACATCCCCAGTGCAGCGGCAATTCGCGCGGCGACCAGTTCGCTTTCTTCGTAATCCTTCAGTGCGCTCAGGCGGATCATTACTCCCGAGAGGATGGAATTGCCCCTGACCTGGTGCAGACGCCGCGCAAATTTAAGATGCAGCATGGCGTCAGACGGCACCTCCTTGGTATCCGACAGCAGACCGCTGACGGGCAGATTTTTATAGACCTGATATTTCTGCGGCCTGCCCCACTCGTTCAGCCAGATACCCTGAATGAGTCCTGCGGCAGGATCGGAGTTCATGGTCACGAAGTCAGGCTCAAGCGCTTCAAGCCAGAAAGGTACGCCGCCGTCAGTCCTGAGTCCGGTGCCATGGCCACTCACCAGCTGAGCAAAAACCTCACCGTCCCTGAGCCAGGTACGCAGCAGCAGACGCTCCAGTACGGGTCGGGAAAACTCACCGGTGACGTCAGGCCGCAGTGACCATTCAGCCCATTTTTTACGTATGGTTTTCACCAGCTCCGTAGCCACACGACCGTCTTTCAGCAACGGATGCGGATCAACGATAATGCCTCTTGCACCGATAACGCGCTCTTCCAGCTTGTCCAGAATGCCGATTACCAGATCGTGATTCGCATCCAGTGCCCTTGCCTGCTGGCGAAGGGAAACAGCCCCCGCCTGATTAAGCTGGTTGGCTGAGCGCGTTTCGCGTCTGGCTTTGTGTATACGGGTGGGAAGAGCAGCTTCGTAGGCACGGATCTGCATGCGGGCACGCAGCCTGGCGGACTTCCACGACGGTGAAAAAACACCGATTGCATTATCCAGGAACGACATCAGAACCTCGCTAAACGATAACCTGTCTGACCACCGCGTTTTTTAAGGGATCCTGCCAGGCGGCGTTCCCACTCCTGTCGCCCCTCACGAATGGCTGACAGGTTTTCCATCGTCATGGACTGCCCATTGAGCATGATGGTTTTACCACTCAGTACGGCAATCTCTGCCTCGGTGTAATAGCGGATCATGGCTTCCACATCGCTCTGGTTCATATCCAGCCTCCGTCTGTAATCCAGGGATTGTTGGTCATGCCGGGGGTTGTACCTGATTGGGGTTTGCGTGTACTGGCTTTCAGTGGCGAAGACGCCGTTGCCGGAGTGCTATCTGCAGAACTGTCTTCAAGCCAGGTTTCCCGACGCGCCCAGGAGGGTGCATCAGGCCATCGGATTTTTTCGTAGCCGTGCAGAATGGCCAGCGCATCGGCATAGACGAGCAGGTCAAACCCTTCATTGGCTCCCCGTCCTGGCTTACGCCACCGGCCTTCTGGCGTGCGCTCTTCATAGGTGAGCTCGTCGTAAAACCAGCTCCCGAGCCAGGCCGGGAAATGGATGTAATTGGGTCCCGGGGCTTCACGCCACAGCGCATTGTTAACACGGTCCTTAAGCGCATCCGTCTGGAGCAGATAAAGCGGCACATCCCCCGCGGCTTTTGCGCGGCGCGCTGAGCGTCCGGTATTGTCAGGCCAGGTCCGGGTAATCAGCTTTTCACGCTTATGGCTGTCACCCTTGAAAAGATAAACACGCTTTCCTTCCCCCTCCCGACGACATTTTCGCCAGAAGCGATAGGCGTTGTCGGTGACACCATCCTCGCCGCCAGAGTCCACAGCCATGGCCATGAGCGACATTCGCTTTGATGGGTTGTCTGCCAGCGCCCAGGTTTTGTACAGCACGTCCGGGAAAAGCAGGTCCCAGTCCTCAGGATAACTGGCAGGATCAAGAGGGCAGCTTTCGCCCTGGTCGTCGCAGCGCAGCGAATGGCGGAGGCTATACCGGTCAACGATCCACCGCTCACCCATGCTGCCGTATCCGGTAATCTGTACCACGAAGCGACGATGCCGGCCGCCCTGCACGTCAACGGTAGCCACCAGAAAGTTCACACCTTCCGCAACCGTGCGCTCGGGGATGTCCTCAGCCCGCTGCTCCAGCCGTTCTCCCCTGCGCTGTTCAAGGGCGGCCCGGGGAAGATAAGGCCGGCCAAAGTCGGTGTTGACAACGGCTTTGAGCGTTTCTTCGCTGCCAGTTTTCTGATATTCCTGTTCAGCAGTGAGGTATTTAAAAACCAGTTGTGCCCATGTCTGATAGGCCGCCGCCGGTCCCTCCATCCAGAACGAGGCAATCCTCGACTGACGTCCTTCTCCGGCCACATTTCCGTCACAATCAATCGTCTCGCCATCCCTCAGCCAGACCCCGCGAATATTCAGCTCCCGTTTCATCTCAGGAGAGATCATTTGCTTACAGGCCGGACACTGCAGACGTGCGGCCTCACTGGCGAGAACCGGATCGGTATGATCGTTATAGCCCGTCAGGTTGGCCATTTCTGGCTGAAAGTATTCTCTGCAGTGTGGGCAGGGCCAGTACCAGCGCCGACGATCGCCCCGGTTGTACAACGACAATATTCCGGTTGAGGGCGGTGCTTCGTGAGGGGTTGAGGCCTTCTATTTTGTATCGCAGATATCCCGGCCGGGTGAGCTTTCCACCAGCGTCATCCCGGCAGACATAAACGTAGTGGTACGTTTGGATGCGAGCGAGAAACCGTCCCCCTCGCTGTCGATGTTCTCCGGAAAGCGATCGTAATCGGTCAGAGCGACAAACCGGTAATCCGACGACGACATAATATTGACCGAAGGCCAGCCGATTTTAAGGAATGAGCCGTCTCTGAACGTCTTGTCATGGACGTTGTTGTCGTTGCGGCGGGGGCTCATTCTTTTCTTTACCGCCGCGCTGCTTCTGAAGGTTCTGTCCAGGCGCTTTTTAGAGTGCTCACGGGCCTTGTCTTCAGTCATCTGCACGACGAGCATGTCTGAGGGATCGCAGACGATGGTATAGACAATCCAGCCATCGATGAGGCCGATCGTTTTTCCTGTTCGGGCCGGACCGACAAAAATCACCGCATCGTACTCACGCGATGACAGGCAGTTCATTGGTTCGATGATATAAGGGGTCAGTTCAGGATCCCATGGAACCGAATTACCGGCACCTTTGGGAACACGCATGAATTTTCTAACAGCCTCTGAAATTGGCATGCGACGTGGTGGAGAAAATCCTGCCGCTATGTCCCTGCCAGAATTTCGGGCTGATGAAAAACTCATTATTCCTCCTCGTGACTTTCTCCTTCATCGTCCGGCATTAATTCTGCAGCACAAGCCTCATATGACTTTTCCTGAAGGGTATTCCGCAGGTCATCAATTGACTGTTGTACAACGCTGACAGCCTGTGGCGAGAGGGCACAATCGCGTTCAAGAATATCCGGTATAGTCTCCAGAACCTGCACGACAGCTTTTCTCATGGACGAATAGACAATGACGACTTCATCCACAGGGATGAGTTTGCGTTGCTCCTTTTCCAGTTTGATTCTTTCATTTTCTGACTGATACCAGTCCTTTCTCTCTTTCGGCTCCATCCGGGACGGATCATGAACGGAGTCTGCCGCTTCAAACCTCACGCCGAACAGGGCCGGACCGACATGCTGCAGCGCATAAACGGGATTTCCTCTGACTGTCGCAGCCACCGGAATGTTGGCGGCGAAAAGCCGCTTTTTCACGGTGTCACGGTGCAGCCCGAAGGCCTCAGCAATTTTAAAAACGCTCCAGTGATAGGCATCACCGATTCCACTTACATTTGACACTGGCAACTCCATCTGGCAGGTGAACGTGATTTTTATTCATTTAATTCAATAAATTACAAACTGGTCTGATGACAGCAAGAAAAAAAGAATGTACCGGTGATCATGGAAATTATTTATTATTATCAGTTACTTAACAGACCTGCCGCCGCCAGCATGAAAATGCAAAAATCAGCCGTTTTCCGCGGGGCCGCCGCCTCGTGGACAGGGCACCCCACCGGGAGGACCCTTAGCTCAGAAAGGATCCCGCTCATACAAAGCTCGGTTTTGCTCAATCTTTCGGATGCCCGCCTTGTCCATATTGCAGTTCTCAATGACAGTCAGAAGCCTTTCATTCAGTGCCAGGCTGTCGCCGTAGGTCATGTGTTCAGGGACCTCTGGAATTTCACACTCCACCAGCAATTCCGGTGGAACCGGAACGACGGGAGCGGGCACGAATTCTTTCTCTGTGCGCGCGCAGCTGGTCAGTAACAGCGGCAGGCACAGGCTGATGAGCACAGGCATCTTCATGCACCTCTCTCCTGATACGGGCAATGCGCTTCTCACTTTCGGCATGATTTCGCTGCCTGTCTTCATGCGTGATACGGGTGATATCCCTGAACAACGTGACTGCTGCCATTGTGTTGTGGAGGACTGACTGAGATCGCTGCAGCTCTTTTCTGACGGCCAGCTCTGCCTTTTTAGCCATCAGCAATTCATGATGAAAATGTTCGGCAGCCCAGCCGATGATGATGACGATAATCAATCCACCGGCAATGCTGACTTTCATGTCACCACCTTCGGACTGCGCTAATCAGGCTTGCTAAACCCATCAGAAACAAAACGAACCCTAACAAAAGAAATCGCTGATTATTCATGTGCCAGTTTCTCAGCCCTTTTCAGAACGGCTGCATCGTATGGCTGATATCCGTTTTCGTGAACGATAATGGCCTGAATGAGTTTCAGCATCGTCGTGCTGTCCGTCACATTAATATGCTGGTGGGCAGGAATACCGGTCACCGCGACCACACTGTCAATATAAGCCTGCGTGTCATTTTCATCAGGCGGTGCCCAGCGATGAATTATGCCGGCGATGGTGCTGAGGCCATGCTGCATCTGATAGTGGGTCAGGATAATCATCATGGCGCGTATGCCATATTCAGGACTGACGAACTGACAGAACGCTTTGTCGGTGCGCTGAGCCCCTGGAACGAGTCCCCGCCAGTTTTCACCCCAGCGGATGTTACCGGGATTATTATTTCGTATGCCCCGGGCCCCTTTCGCTGTCAT